AATAAGATCATCAGTAGCTATATCTACAGCTTTTTTAGTAGCACTAAATTTACCATTAGTTAAAAGTTTGGTGGCATTTTCTACACCACCAGGAAGTACATTATTTAACTTTTGAAGTGATTCGGAGTTTCTTGTAAGTGCTGATTGAAATGCAGCATATGTCATATCTGGATCAAAGAAAAACTTAAATCTTGCCCCTAGATTTTTAAATAAAATATCTGCCATTCTATAAGATTTTGCACCAGATTCACTTGCACCAACTAATTTTTTAAGTGTTCCCCAACTAGCATGTACAGAGGCTAAAGCTAGATCACTTACACTGTTTAAACCTGCATTGACACCCCAACCAATTACGTTGAGCGCACTAGTAGATGGGTTAGAAACGAGAACACGAACCATCTTGTTTTGTGCATTACGAATGGTATCAGCAGTATACTCTTTTGCTTTAGATCTTGGAGGCTTGATCAAACCCATATCAACACCTTCATCAAACAAGTGTTGAAGTTCTAGATCAGTAACATTGAGTCCTAGTTGTCGAGCTGACTGACTTACAGCATTCAAAGCTCTACCTGATTCAGACATTTTATATGCTAGGATATCTCCAACATCTCTACCAGTAAGCTTCTTTTTATTTTTAATCTTGTTTCCAGTTGCTTTCTCAATAGCAGTTAAAAACTCTTGAGCTTCTTTATCACTAACACCAGAGATAATGTCTGCCATCCAGTTGGTAAACTTGTCATCCTCAAATCGTTTACCCCACACAAACCCACGTTCAAGTGCAGTTTGAGTCATACCTTTAAATACAACATTGCCAGATTCTGTCTGGTGACCTAGCATAAGGGTTGTAAAGAAGTCTGTAGATAGGTCTTTACTTTCCTTGGAAAACTCCATGCCGCCTTTAAGTTTAGTCTTCCAATCCCTTCCAATAGGTGCTTCTGTTTGCTTAGTGTAGTTTTCAATAGCTTTGGACATCTCCGACAAGAAGCCTTCACTATTTGGTTGTGGTAAGTTCTGAGTTGGAATTTGTGTGTCACTCCAACCACGTTTAAGTACAACACCTGTTTGCACTCCACCCATAACTATACCACCGATAGCTGCAATTCCCATTGCAAACTTATCATATTCGTTACGAACACCAAGATCAATAAGACCTTCTTGGTACAAAGCTTCCATACCCACACTAACGACAGAGTCAATACCTGCTGTAATTCCGATTTCTTTTATAGCTTGGGCAGTAGCTAAACGTTTAGCACGGTTAGCACCTAAAACTTTAGCAGAGTATTCTGCTATCTTCTGGGTATTAGCAATATTAGCCTGAGCCATTGCTGCAGTAAATTTCTTTTTACCTGTGTCAGCAATTTCTTTTTGAGTAGCACCTTTAAGAGCTTGCTTTTGCATCTCTTTAAATGCTTGTTTTCTAGCTTGATCACTAGTAAGACGTAGTGCACCACCACCAATAGCTTTACCTACTAAACCACCAATTAGGTTAATTGGATCAAGCAAAGCAGTCCTGGTGTAATCCATAACACCTTCTGCACGTTCTGCAAGAGATGTCTTATCGCTAAACAAGTCAGCCATATTTTCGTAGAGGCTGTAGGCAGCAGCAGCTCTAGCCATCCTACTATCATCACCTTTTATATCGTTTATATAATCCCATTCATTGAGTCCACGTACAGTGTTACCTGCACTGACACCACGTCTGTTGTTAAGAAACTTATCTACAATCTGTTCACGACTATTGTTCATGAACTCATCTTTACCATAACGATCATACATAAAGTTTTCAATGATTGAATACATGTTATCGTCTTCAACCATATCGTCCTGAGTGTATGTACCAGGTTCAGGTAATATAGATTGTTGTGTAGGTGACTGAACTTCTAACTCTTCAAGAGTAAAACCCTTATTTTGAGTTATACCTAGTTCTTCGGCAGTAAAACCAGCCATTAATTATTCCTTAAGTATTGGGTAATATACACCATCCCTAAGCTCAAACTCTACTTCTTGATTTAGATAAGGCTTGAGTGCAGGTTCTTTTTGAACCATTTCGGGTGTGACTGTTTTTCTAACTCTGTTTGAAGGATTGCTTAGAGATATGATAGACTGCATCCTTGGGTCTTTATCTATACCTTTTAATGCAGAACGATGCGTTTCAATCTTCGTTTTAAGCCAGTCTTCTTTTGCGTATGTCTTATACAAATACTGAGTTGCCAAAGTCTTAGCTTCAGGTGTTCCATTTCTTAGATCTTCAATAGCTGTTTGAGTAAGCCTAGTTTGCTCATTAGCTGGATCTGGATTATTAGTAACATATACCTGACCTTCCATTGCAAGTAACTCACCAATTAGTACAAACTGTTCATCAAAACGTTCAATTGTCTTTTTTGGATCTATTAGTTCAGAAGAAGGTATATCAAGAAAGACAGTACGACCAGATTTTTTAGTCATATTCTTAATCTTTTTTGCAAGCTTAAAGTATTCTTCTTTACTTGAAAGGTCTACCAGTTCAAACTCTCTAAACAGGTCAATCTTATCCTCTGTGGTGGTAGGTGCATTTACAATGCTAAGTATGTCTGGTAGGTCTTCAAGACTAATATCTCTTTGAAATTGACTTGCTTGTTCATTCAAGAAATTTAAAACATCCTGAGCTGCATACGGATCTTCAAACACACTACTATAAAAATTTACTGATTTTTCATCAGTAAGTCCAGAGTCTTTAAACCTCTGTTGAAGTATAGAAGTAGCCTCTACAGCACTTTCCATGTTTTTAGACTTAGTGCTACCACTACCGCCTTCACCCGCTAGGTATAAACTAAGCAGGGTATCTTCACGTTTATTTTTAAGATCTTCTTTACGCTGCTTTTCTTTATCTACATAATCTAGATAATCCAGTGCACCTTGTGAACTCCATCCCATAATTATACCCTCGCCATTAGACCAGTCTTAACTGGCTCTTCTTCTTCAATCTCAGGTTCCATCATCGGTTCTTCAGACACCTCTTCCATAGTTTCTGGAATTGATTCACCTTCTTCTTCTTGTACCTTTTTAAGCATGTTTTTAGCTCTGACAGCATCTCTCTTATATGACAAAGCTTTCTTACTTTCCTCATTTTCAAATCCCTCATCATACTCTAAGTTAGTTGCATCTGCAAACCCTTTAATATATTCGTGAAGAACTGGAGCAATAATTAAACTTACATCAATGCTGTGCATACCTTCCATAACTGCACTACGAAGGATACCTTGAACTAGGGTCACAAGGTCAGCCCCAAACTCTAAGAAGTATAGTACATCCTCCATAGCTCCAGGTTTCATTAGATTATCTATATGAGCATCTAATGCTTCTATAGGATCTACAATTTCTGGAGGTCTTTCATATGGTGCATTTTTAGGAGTCGTAGTAAGCGACTGCCCTGGAATTGGTCTATCAAAAGGACTAATCATTAGTTATACCCCTGAGTAAATAAGTTTGCTTCTGCTTGTCTACGTTTTGTAAGTCCAGCTAAAACTTTACCGTCAGCTCTATTGTATTCTAGAATCATCTCAGAAATCTCTTCATCACTTCTTGCACCTTCTTCGTCACCTGTAAGAAGTGTTTTAAGATTTCCTTGTCCTAAGTTTTGAGTAAAGCTTGTTAAAGCATCTATCTGGTTGTCAGACCAGTCGTAACCATACTGATCTCTAAACTTTAGTACGGAAGCTCTTGCTTCCAATAAGTCTTTTTGTAGGAGTTTTTTAGCCTCAGCTTCAGTAATGGTAGCCGTCTCATTGGGTGCAGTAGATCCGTAACCATATGTCCACTTATTAACGTCCCAATAAGGTTTGTTTTTAAAACCCTCAAATCTAGCTACAAAACTAGCTACATCTCCTGAAGTCTGGACATCTGGATCTTCTGTAGGAGGTTCTATCTCATTGGTAAGAGGATCAATTTCCCTATCTTCTTCTTCAAGTTGTTGTATGAGTTCTTTCATTCTTTCTTTAGAAGATTCATTTTCTTCTCTTATTTCAGTAAACCTAGCCAATATTTTCTTTGAAAGATCCTCTATATCAACATCTGAAACAGTCTGTTCAGGAACTCCTAACGATCTTACACGACTGTCCCTAGATCTTTTAAAAGACTCAGCCATCTCTGTTCCACCCCTTTGGGCAGCTTCAACTAGGTTTTTATAATTATCTGCGTAGTTTACCATCTAATCTATCCCACTATATTATCTACAACGTCACTGGCACTCTCAATTATACTACTTGTACCAAACAGGAATCTTAGACCTAGAGCAGTGTCTGCTGTATTCTTTTCTATCGTAAGTTTTTCTCTTACAATTTGAGCATTTTTGTCAGATAAGACAAGCTGAAGTGCTCTGTCTAAAGCTGCTTGATCTGAGGTATATACATAAGACATCAAGTCTCTTTCCCTCTGCCAAATCTGATCTAGGTTTGTAGAAGTTAAGGCATTGATTGTTTTAGCATAGTTCATGTTGCTCTCGTTCTGAGCTGCTGTATTCATGGTGGCTATATTTTGTCTCCACTGAGCATTAGCTTGAGCAATCACCAAACCGTTTTGAGCATTAAATAAGTCACGTTGCTGTTGAATCTCCGAGTTAAATTTACGCATAGCATTAGTGCTATTTGTATTAAACTGCTCCATAGCATTCTGCTGTGACGCATTAAACTGCGAAGACTGCTGCGACAAGTTAGCAAAGAACTGGTTACTTTGATTTTCACTGGAAGCATTGAATTGCTCCATAGCATTCTCAGCAGCAGCATCAGTAAACAACGACTGAATATTCTGTTGAGCTTTAAACATAGCTGTTTGCTGTTGATTGTTAAGGTTAGCAAAGTCCATTTGCAAGAAGCTTTGAGCATTCTGCACAGCAGCTTGTTGTCTGTTGCTTAGGTTAGCCATGTCTAAGTTAGCTAAAGCAGCAGCCTCTGCCATCACCATAGCTTGGCTGTTAGATACGTTAGCTAACTCCATAGTGTTTGCAGCACGAGAGTTTTCTAGAGCAATCTGCTGTTCAGCAGTAAAGTTCATGTTTGCAACATCAGCAAATCTTGTCGCATTAAACACACGGGCTTGGAAAGCTTGGTCAAACTCTTGACCTATAAATGCTGCTCTCTGTTGTGCCGCAAGCATAGCACGTTCTTGTCTGTTTGACAAGTTCTTAAATTCAAATTGTGCTACTGTAGCAGCATCAGATTGTGCTATAGGTAAAGCACTTTCCATAGCAGCTTGAATCATTGCCTGACCCGCCATAGAAGATGCACCAAGACCACGTTGTGCCATAGAAGCCATTGCAGCTCTCATAGCACCTGCAGCCCAAGGGGGTGTGTTACCACCTTCAAACTGCTGCATAAGCCCTTCTAGCTGACCTTGTACTGTAGCTTCTTTAGTTGGGGTAGCTTCAGCATGCTGAACCATTTCAGCAAATGTAGCAGCCTTGACAGCTTGCCCTGTTATGTCGTTATTGACATCTATAAGCTCGTTATTTTTAACTTCTAATTTATCTGGAGCTACTACATCTATAGATTTACCTTGAGCTTCATCAATATCTGATACAGAACTAGTAGTTTGTTGAGCTACTTCACCATCACTTAAAATTGCTTTAGAGTCATCAGTGAGTGATCCTGTTTGAGCAGATAGATTATCTAGTTCATCACCAACTCCTGTTGCAGTTTTAGCTACAGTTCCGTCAGATACGGTAGGAAGTATAGGTGTAACTGCTTGAGATGTTGTTCCAACTGTAGCAGCTTGTGCTGTTGGAGCTAGAGCTACAGTCTGACCTGCATCTACAGGAATAAAATCACTAGCTGTTGGTGTAATAACATCAACAGGAGATTGCATAGGTGCCATAGTACTTGACACCAATCCCTGCTGCATACCTTGAAAATCTTGTAGGGTTGGTCCAGTGGTAGCTTCTTCTGGATATAGGGTAGAACCAGTTCCAGTGCTTCCTATAGCTGTTGTTGGACCACCTTCATCAAAACCTCTGCTAGACATAGACGACATAGCTTGCTGATATTTACCCATACGAGCAGCTGCTGCTGGATTTGCACGTAAGAAGTTTTGTAGTTGTGATGATGGCCCATTGAAACCTAAAAATCTTCTTGCTAGAAGTACATCTGGAGAGTTTTCACCCACTGCACCTCCTTCAGCCATTCTCATCAAACCACCTCTAGCAGCAGATACCTGAGCCTGTTGTTGTTGCTGACCTGATTCAGGAGCTTTAACAAAGTTAATAGGAACTGCTGTAGTAGGAATACCATTTAGTTCTGTAATAAGAATAGTTTGAGCTGGGTAGAATCTATTATAGTATTTAACTTTTCTATACCCAGTTCCCATAGCTTGCTGAGACCCTGGAATTGTTGTAACTAAATCTGTAGGTACAGCCCCACTAGTACCAGTATAAGCTGTCTTGTAAGTTGTTGAGTCTGGTATTGCAGATAGGTTTTGTGTAGCTGTAGACTTTTGGATTGTGTTTGCATCCTGAGAATAAGGTACAGACTGTCCAGCCGTATAAGTAGTTCCAGGAGTTGTAGTAGTCGCTTGGGTTGTTGCTGGGGTTGTAACAGGTGTATAAGAAGGGGTTACTGTTGCTTGAACTGCAGTTTGTGGTGCACTGGGGTTTACTACAGCAGTCTCTCCAGCTGGCACAGTTTGAACTGTAGTACTAGGTTGTACAGAGACAAAGTTTTCACCTGAAAAACTACCTGTGTTTTGAGTGGGTGTAGTTGGAAATTTGGTTTCATCCCAAACATTACTTGCACCAATGTTACTACCAGCATTACCACCTATCACAGTGCCACCACCAGTACCACCACCTGATGTATCTTTTAACTGATCGAGGTACCATTGAAAATAAGTTATGTTTCCATTTTCATCTTTTGTACCTATGACATTTCCATCTTCACCAAAAACACGTCTATCAAACTCAACAGTAGCTTCTGGTACCTCTCTTTCACCACCTTCAAGACCTTCCTCTGTAACCTCTACAGTTATGGGTTCTTGTCCAGGAGGTGTAATAGTCCCATTCATAATTCCAGCTGAGTATTGCGCCCAAGCACTGTTACTGTCTACCCCAAGACCATTACCCATTCTCCAATCTTGAACCATCTTTGAATATGCAACATTAGCAGGAAGTCCATTGTAGGTTTCACCTATTTTAAAAGTGTTTCCAAAATAAGTATAGGTTCCAGTTCCTCCATCAAGACCGTTTTCAGAACGATTTGCTATGAAGTTATTTACAGAGGAACTACCTGCTGTTGCATCTCCACCGTAAATATCTAGGATAGAAAAAGAGGTAGATTGACCACCTGGATTTATAACAGGAGGTCCAGCTGGAGTTTCAGCTTCTGGTTCTGGCTCTGGCTCTGGAGCAGGTTCGGGTTCAGGTTCAGGGGATGGTTCAGCTACAAAATCAGCTGCTACATAATCTTCACCTAGACCCATTCTTTCTTTATAGGTGTCTCCAGCCTCATGATCATACCTTCTGTTTTGATAAGGCTCTGATAGAGTCCCATCACCATTATCTACCCAACCGTAGTTTTCAACCAGTAGTTTTTCAACCTTACTTAATGGAGTATACGCCATAATATTTTACCTTTATTTACCCATAGTCATCCACACTGCACCAGCTATAAATGTCAGTATGCCGACAGTGAATAATTTTACAATAGTTGACCAAATAGATTTACGTGTGTCACGCCAAGCTTCCAGTAAACTACGCATCTCACTTATATCTCTTTGAGCATCATTATCTAATAAGCCAATAGATTCTAAAGCTTCTTTAGCTCCACGCCTTGCAGCACGGTCTAGCATTGTTTCTAACTCTTCAGGTGTTAATTTAATATCACTCATATTAAGAGTATCCAATTCTAAAAACGTCACCGCCAGTAACTTGATCCATTAAAAAGGCAGATTTACCATCTTTTTTTAGACGTACAAGAAGAGAGTCTTGTAAGTCTGTTGGAAGTGTTAATGTTTGGGCAGGTGTTTGAGCCGTAGCTACTCTCCAAGCTGTACCTAAATTATATTTCATTAAGATGTTTGCGTTATTTGGATCACGCCTTATAACATAAACCTTTGTACCATCGGGACTAAAGTCTATTGACTGAAACTTTTCATAGGCACCATTTATGGGGTGACTAAAATCTTGGTAAAAGGTGCCAGAGTTAGTAATAGTACCCCAAATATTCCAAGGAGTATCACATGTATATTCGTATATATAATTTCTAGTCGTATTAGCATTTGGTGTATTATTAGCTGTAAAATAAAACTTTTTACCATCTGAACGAAAATAAAGACCTCTTTTATCATAACTTGTTAAGGAAGAACTTGAAGAAGGACTTCCTTGAGTTACCATATAAGTCCAATTTGTACTTAATGGTCTGTACCAAAGTTTTTCATCCTCATTACCAATCATATAAACAGCACTACCATCTGGTTTAAAATAAATCCCAGTACCTTGATTGTCCCACGACGAAAATTGCCCAAGAGATCCGTAATAACTTGCTGTGGTTAAATCAAAGGGCGTACTTAAATCAAAACGACGAATAACTTCATTTGTATCATTCGTAAAAAACATAGAACCGTCTTCACGAAAATAAAAACCAGTTGCAGATTGACCGCCAAGGTCCGTAGACTGAATATCATAATAATCAGAGGTAGGTGCTGAGGTTGACCCAGACCAAGACATTCTACTCAAATCACCCCAATTTGGATCACCAAAGGTTCCTTGCATCAAAAGTTGCGTAATAAAACTCATTAGCTCATGTCCTGACCTGCAGTAAAGGCATACCAGTTTGTGCCGCCATCTGTCGTAAAGAAACCATACACGTCAATGGCACCACTTCCTGTAGAAACTACAGGTTCTATGCCACTAGAAAATTTAAATGACGAAGGCCATGTAACTGTTCTTGCAGTAGTGTCCTGAACTACACGTAGAATAAAACCGTATGCAGTGCCAGAAGCAGGTGGATTAGTAACTGATATAGTAGTAACATTTTCTGAAAGAGTTACTTGAAATATATTAGCAGTTTCACAATCAATAGTCAAGGTACCAGAAGAAGAACTTACAGTAGAATATGTCTCATTGTAGCTTTTTGCTTTTAATTCTTCAGAAAGATTGACATCACCATTTGCATCTGTAGTTACAACTTTACTTGCCTCAGAAGTACCCAGTGTAGTAATATCGTTATAGTTTAATTCTGCTGCTGAAGCAGTAACTCCAGATAAACCTGAAGCTGTAGTAGCTGTAGTAGCTGTGGTGGCATTACCGTTAAGAGCAGCAGTAATAGTACCAGCACTAAAATCACCATTAGAATCACGAGCAACAACTTTACTTGCAGTATTTGCAGATGTTGCATCAACAGCCCATGTAGTAGCTGCTGAACCGTTAAAATTACTACCTGTTAAATACGTACCACGAGTAAGAGTACTACTTACTGATGTGGCAGAACCCGATAGTGTAGCTGTAATAGTCCCTGCACTAAAGTTGCCTGATGAGTCACGAGCTACAACTTTACTTGCGGTGTTAGCTGAGGTTGCATCTACAGCAAGTGTACCACTAGTGGTAATAGTTCCACCTGTAAGATAAGCACCCCCTTCAATAGAAGTAACAGTACCACTTGCAAGTGTTAAATCGTTATTAAATCCAGAAAGATTAATGTTAGCTTTAGTTAGTTTTTTCTGTGCATTAGAACTATCTACAACAACAAAGTAATCACCGTCACCATCTGTAGTAGATGTTGTAAGCTCACTAAGATCAAGGTTTACTGTAGCAGTCCAACCTTCTCCTGCTGTACCACTAATATCAATAGCAGTTCCTGCAGCAACAGAAGCAACATAGTTACCTGTAGTTTTAGTTCCAAGTGCAATGGAGTTATCTGGTACAGTTAGACTAGTATTTACAGTAAGTGTACCTACAGTTGCAGTAGTAGAGCTTACAGTAGGAAGATTTGCTGTGCCAGTAATGTATATATTTCTCCACTTGTCTGCTGCAGTTGCACTACCGATATCATATGTACCACCTGTAGAAGTCAACAAATGAGATGCAATATCCCCGTTTACAGTGACTGTATCAGCACTATCGCTACCTAATACTACATTACCGTTTGCTGTAAGTGTGCTTGTAAGAGTTGTCGTACCTGTAACTGAAAGGTTATTTCCAAGAGTCGCTGCAGCACCAACGTTAAGTGTACCAGCAATATCTGCATTAGTATCTATATCAACAGTACCACTAAAATAGCCATCTTTAAATTTATAGCCTGAAGCACCAATGTCAATGGCAGGTGTAGCCGATTGAGGTTTTATTGCCCCAGTCTCTACAATAAGTTCTAGATTTGGTCCAATCTGGTCGATAGGGGCACCATTTGATGCACCACTGTGATCATGTCCAGTACTGTTACTAAAAGCATCTTCTATAAGATTATATTCAGCATTTAGGTCTGCTGCATTAATAACTTTACCAGTGGCAATGTTAGCCGTACTAGTTCTTGTATACCCTTGTCCCATTCTAGGTTTCCTTACTGTCTATCATTGGTAGTAAATTCAAATATAGCTGTGTCTAGTAGAAAGTCAGCATCAGAACTGTCGTCTGTTATACGTATAGCTACTGTTTCTCCTGAACCAACAACTTGGTTTTTATAACTTTGTGTTTTAGGTTCTCCATATACACCAGCATTATCCTGTGTAGAAAGCTCTCTATAAACCGTGTTATTGTCGTCATAAAGAGCAATGGTAGAACCAGTTTGAGTAATGCTAAAGGTGCTAGGTTGTATGTAACCTGTTACATCCTGGTTAAATCTTAAACCAGCTGTGATATTAATTGCACCAGATGGTTTTATGTATAGATCTAATTTATAAAATGTTTTACGTACTTGAGGGTCATTTATAGGCATAAATGGAGATTCATAAACAGAGTTTATAGTCGACCCATCTCTACTAGTTGTAACATCCATTTCATAGACATAACCATCTTCATTAGCAAACAACCTATACTCGTCAGAGTCTATAAATTGAGAATCAGCTACATATACTTTAAAACCTTGTAACTCTGCCCACTGAAAACCTTGACCACCTTGGTCTACAAACTTTGTACCTAAAACACCTTTTGCAACAGTAGCTGCTTCTCCAGATACATATGCAAAAAATCTATATTGAGCCTTACCTCTTATAACTAAACTAGCAAAGTTACTAGCATAAGTTGTTAAGTTTTTAACTGTAGGTCTAATATTTTTAGATGCAACATCAATACCAAAGTCACCAATACGTTCTGTTGAACTTAGAGTACGTAGACCGTCTGGACCAAGGAACATAACGTCAGCACCAACTTCTTGAATAGTATCGGCACTTAAACACCCAAGGTCTTCAGTTATAGGTATTAAAGAGAAGTCAGATCCAGTGGACCCAGTTAACCTAAAGATTTTGTCCGTAGTAAAGATAATAAGTTGATCACGAAAGACAATTAGACCAGTTATCTCTCCGCCTACACCAATACTTCCTGCTCCATTTGCAGGATCAAAGTCATCAGGTGTATACGGTGCGGTAAATACAAGTTCTGTACCTACACCAAAGAACATTGTATTTTTAAATACACAAACGTGACTAGCACCTTGTACTGGTGTATTTATGTTTGTAGCAACAGCATTGCCATCAGAGTCTGTAGAAGCTGTTATATAAGTTAAACTGCTAGCACCTACTGTGTAATATGCAGGGTAGTTAGTACCATCTACAAAAACCATTTTAGGTGTATTACTGTAGTTATAACGTGCCTGTCTGACTTTTGCAAAATTAGTACTTGCAGCACTGCCTAATGAGGTCCAGGTAGGTGAGGTATCAGCACCATCAGAAAGATAATAAACACCATTTCTAACAGCTATAACTTCCTTAGTACCTGAGTTTTGTACTACAGCAACACCTTGAATAACACCTGTACCAGTAACTTCTGTACTGATAAACTTTTTATATCCAGAAACTTTACGGTATCCACCATCCAAAGATGGTTCAAAATTCAATAATGTTGAAGCAGAACCTACAGCATTTATACCCTGTTGAAGGGGGCTAATGTTTGTAATTAACCCACCTGCAAAGGGTACAGGAAATGTTTGCCACTGTGTAGCCATAATTATTAAACTCTTGCATTATTTTGAGATAAAGTTCTTCTATCCACTACGGTAGAACGAATGTAGTCATAGCGGTTAATGTAGAGGCTTCTCATATATTTAACACCAGCTTCAAACTTTTGTTGTGCAATTTGAGAAGCTTGAGTATCTCCACGGAATTGAAACGCATAGAACATTGCACCGTCTACAATAATATGCTTAAATTCTAGTGGTACACTGGGAACATCATCGTAAAGCTCTAGAGACACTGGATTACGGTAGTATTCGTAATCTAGCTCATAGTCTTGATCTGGAGCAGGGATAATTAAAAACTCTTGACTTGGAGCACGAACTACGTGTGTCGGTAGAGATCTTTTACTGGTACTAGAGTTATACTCATAATCTATGTATTTGTCAAGATATTCTTGATAGTCAAGTGATTTTAACTTGGTAGTAGCTACATTTAAGTCAGCATCTCGTCTAATCCTAAAACTATCCATATTCAACACTTTAGCATCTGTCGGGTAGTCGTAGCGTATTGTACCTGCAGTAAGAACTTCTTCTTCTAGCACATGGTTCCAAGGCCAGTTTGACTCTTCGTGGTTAATGTGTCTAAGAGCTGAGTTTACAGAGTCTTTTGCAGTGTTGTAAAAACCTCCAGCCGATGCAAAATTTACACTGGTTAATTCTACTTCATTCAACCTTCTATTTACTTCGTTTACAAGTCCAAGAAAATTATAAGCCATTATTTATCCCTCACACGAAGTCTTACAGTTCGTTCTACTACCAAGCCATTGCTGTCTGTAATACGACAGGTAAACTTATAGAGTTTGTTATTTGTACCAAGTCCTAAGTGGGCAGTTGCTACAGTGCTAGTATTAGTTACAGATACTAACTGTATACCGTTTACAGTCTCTGCAGCTGATATAGAGGTTTTAACTCCATCTGCATCGTCTACAAACCAAGATACACTTGATATAGTTGCATCGCCTAAAAACCTAGACCAATCAATACTGTAGTCTAGTGTTTCATCTGGATCTTTGTTAGGCCATTTTAGTGACATGTTATTTTCCTTTAAGCTGCTCTAGTGTATACAGTTCTAGATTCTGAAGGTTGTGGACCTATATAAACTGTTCTTGTTTGACCTTGCTCTACATAAACAGTTCTTTCATTAGATGGTTGAGGTTCAATATAAACTACGTTAGATGGTATCTCGTTGACGTAAACTGTTCTAGTAACATTGTCTGTAACCTCTTTGATGTATACAGTACGAAGTCTGTTGTAATTTTCTTTTACCGCCTCGTAATCAAAACTTACAATTGCTATTGTAAGATCACCCACAGAGATTGTTGCAGATACATTATCCAGGGTTACAGATGCAGACCCTAATATATCTATTTGATCAGAAACAGTAAGTGTAGCTTCAAAACTTACTGCTGCAAGAGATACATCGGCATTTGCTTTTACTTCAACACCACTGCCATTAAATGCAGTTGTAGCTTCAACACCATCTATACCAAATATAGCTTGAGCAGTAACAGTAACATCTTCAAGACTTACTGTAGCCTCAACTGAGTCTGATACAACAAGAGAGGTACCTGTGACTGTAACGTTACCGTTTAACGATAATGTAGCTTCAAATGAGTCACTGATTGCAACTAATGCATCTGCAATAACTGTAGGATCGTCTACCGCTACTTCGGCTTCAACACCAGTTATACTAAACAGTGCAGTACCAGTGATGGTTAGGGCATCACTTATTTGACCTGTAGCTTCTACTGCAGTTGGTATAACAGTAGCACCAGCAGTGACTACGGAATCTGGATCAACGGTAACTGTAGCTTCAAACGAATCTGTTATTTCTGCTAGTGCATCAGCTGTAACAACAGAGTTTGTACCTACCTCACCTGTGCCTTGTACCCCAGTGATACTGAACAGTGCAGTACCAGTTACACTAACGTCAGCAACACTGCCTGTGGCTTCTACTGATGCAGGTAAGACTACGGCACTTATAGTTACATCTACATCTGCTACTGCTAGGGTAGCAGCAAACCCAGTTACCGTAATTGTAACATCAGCCTGTTCATAGCTTTCACCGAAGCTAGCTACGGAAAAAGGGTTTTGTGAAAAAGCCATTAGTTATCCTTACGGTTTAGTAGGCCAGTCTTCGTCTTCTAAAAATGGCCAATTTGCTGCGGTTGCGGGTAAATCCCGTAGAGCCTGACGATATGAAATTTCTTCTGGTGACATTATACGATCTGATGCTGCCATCCAGTCTGTATCGTACAGTCTACGAAACCTTTCATCTCTTTGTGAGGCAGCCTTAGAACCAACAACAGCTTCACTTTCTTCGGCAGTTAATTCCCTAACTGTTATTGTGATTGTCCACTGACCGTCAACGAGTTCAGGGTAGTAAGAAGGCTCTGCAATATGCGTTCTTAAATCCACATCTGTGGGTGCTTCTTGGACTGCCACAGGATAAACATCATAGGCAGCTAAAAAATCATCTGGGATTTGAGGATAAGGCCACTCCACTTCGGGAAAATCAGTCTTTAACCTGTTTAGATGGTAAGGATATACGGCAACTTGCCCATCCTCAATTTTAACATATCTCGTCATATTTTAAGCCTCGTAAACGTTGAATGAATAAATACAGTCAGCATTGTTATTACTGACAAACACCTGACTACCATCTTCAGCCCAACAATGCTTCATAGTTGGGGTATTATTTAAAAACCCGTCACCCAAATCAAAGTATTCTGTGCTTGATGCGACAGCAGTAGATGCGTCCCAAGCAGTGCTTAGATTCCATTGTTGAAGAAGACCCACATAAGGTGTGGAACCCATAGTAAACATTCTATCTCCATCAGGATGAAAACTCATGTCCGTAACAGCAAAATTTCCACTTGCATATACATTAATGTCAGACCCAATTTGTGAGGCGGTACTGATGTCCCATGCGGTACTTAGAGAGTATTGAGCTATAAATGAATCGTAGTTTTGGTAGCTCACAAGTTTGGACTTGCAAATATATAACTTAGTGCCGTCAACTGACATTGTATGTCCGTAGAAATTATGACTACTTAAAGCAGCAGTTGCTTTGTTGGCGTAACTTGCGGTGCTAATATCCCAAGCTGTACTACAGGAGTACTCGTAGACTTTTTTGTATTGCGACCCAGCTATGTAAAACCTTGTACCATCTGGCTTCCAGTATACAGTGTAAGGAAAATTATCCTGACCAACTAAAGAGAAATCGCTCCCATAAGTTGCAGTGCCAAGATCGTAAGGAGTGGACATATTTATCTCATGAATCTTTTTGCCAGTGTAATCCACATTCCATAATTTCGTTCCGTCAGGCTTTAGTGCAAGTCCATTAGCTACATACGATCTTACGCTAGTAGTTGAACGATCCGATCTTACGTCCCATGCACCAACGGTAAAGGCAGCGATGCGTTGTTGGTTAGGAAGTGCGACGAGCATCTGTGTTCCGTTACCATTAAACGCAACACCCCTTGGATATGTATCAGTAATTCCAGTTCCAGCATCGTTTAAGTAAAAACGAAAATCTTTAGAGTCGGCTCTAGTAAAATCTAAATTTGAAATAGAACCGCCGCTGGTATCAACCCACCACAAAGAGTCATATGCATTTGGGTTATTTGATGATGTAGCCTGACCAGTAAAAACAAAAGCATCACCGCTGGGTGTTATGGTAAAGTCATGGACGTTTCCGTTAATGGTACCCATGTTTGTATTAGTTGTCGGTGATGAACTTAAGGTAGAAAAATCGTAATCAGCGGTCATAGAGTATTCCCACATCGTATTCGTATTTCTATCAGAAATTATCATTTTACGAGGTTTTAGGCTGATCCCGCCATAAACATAACTTGATGATGATGATGTGAAATCAAAGGTCTGGCTTTGCGTATCCGATGACGTAATTGAATAGTCGGTAGAAGTATCAAATTTTCGGATACCAGAGTAATAACTAGGTTGAGAATTGCCTGGGGCTTTGAAGGTTACATAGTGTTTACCATCGTCCGTTACATCAGAACCATTAACCCAACTGTTATGAAAACCAGTACCGTCATCAATATCTACCTGTTGGAAATTAGATGCCCCTTTTGAATAACCTAAAACATCATCAGGACTTGCTAAATCCATCCTCGTAACGGTTGTGTAATCAGTGCTACCGCTGCCTGTACCATGAAAAACATACAGGTAGTCTTCGGTAGGCATTGCCAAACTTCGGATACCGTAAGGTGAAAAATTTGTCCCAAAGTCATAATAACCAGCGTAGTTATAACCCATGCTGTTTACGCCAGAATACTGAGATGTACTATCATACCCCGTCCACTTGAACGCCAAGGATTTGGGGTCATAGTGCATATTGGCTAAGTCCCACTGACCTACTTTTACGTCTTGGGCAATGCCCCAGCCATACGCTAGGGCCGAACCACCACCTAATAAGCTGAGTACTGGCATAGTAATTCCTTATGCAAACTGGTTCGGACCCGAACCGATTACTTGTACAGCCGAGCCGTTGTAGAGGTATGTGAATGTGTAGGCATCAATACTATTGGCGTTACCAGCCGCTGGTGCTGAACCACCCTGCCACTTAATCGCTGTCGGAAAAATAATTACGGTAGAGCCTGTGGATGGGTTATAGGCACCGCCCTGCCAGAAAGAACCCATTTTGTAGGGGGTCGCACCATTGGTGAAAAGAACCGTTACAGTATGGGCAATGTCGGTGCCTCTTTTGGTAGTATCATAGGTTAAACTTATGTTTCGGTCTGCCGTTGCATCCGCCGTACACCAAATAATACTATCAGGATCAGTCCCATTAACTTCTGTCAAATAAACCTGGATATTTCCAGAAGTAGTGGTCAACGTTCTTACTTTTTCTGATCTTGCTTGAGCATAGACTTTTCCATTAAGTGAAGAGTCTCCATTTACTGTAAGACCGTTAGTAACTGCCGTACCATTTACAGTCACCCCAGTGCTGCTTGTTGCTATTCGGTACGTGCCATTATGGTACATAGCTGTATAGTCATTACGGACACCATAAAACAGCCACTCATTATCAACATCGTTATAAATACCAATACCAGAAGAATTATCGTGCATAAACACAGCACGACCACCAATGCTGTAGCCTTCCCAGCCACCATGCGCACCGCCATCAATCTGAATAGAGCCATAGGTGCCAGAGATAGGCTGAAAGTATCCGTTGCCTGTGTCGCCTAGACGCACACCTGTATTATCTGCATAAATTCTAGCAGTTCCGCCTGTAGTAATGTTTACAATGTCCGTACCAAAAGAAACAAATGTATTGGTGTCAC